TTTTTTTTTTTTTTTTTCCCCCATCATTTAGCTTTTTGGGTTTAAAATTTTCCTTCAACTTTCTTCATACTAAAATCATTACGGTTATCGTCGCGCTTATGCATTCGCAAACAAGTTCCCCAATCAGGAAAACCCGATTCGAGTTCTGTCTTAGTTAAGCCAACTCTATGGAAAAGTCTATTTAATTCTTCATTCGTATCAGGACTTTTTATTTTCTCAGCAAGATCTGCAGGAGATACATCAATTCCATTCCACATGTGTTCGCAAAATTGATAAGCAACAGGATTGACACCAGAGTCGTAAGCCTGGCCTATAGTGGCTAACTTGTAGTCGGACAAATTAGTTCGACTACCAGTAGAACCATAAGCAAACTTAGTTATTATCTTACTAGCAGGACGAACGGGGAGAATATTGGGTAAATCATCATACTTACCATTATTTTCGATGAAATATCGTTGCAAGAACACAACTCCCTCCCTCTTCAATTCGCCAGTAGAATCAAGTGTAGACGAGAAAACTTCTATACGACGTGCATCCCTTATTTTCATATCGAAGTACTTTGCACAAAAAGCCGCATAACCTTCCTCATTAATATAATCAGAAAGAGATCTGTGAACGCCCATGACATGATCATCACCGTAGGCAACAAAAATTATAAACCCTGATCTAAGACCCTTACGGATAGCAGCAGCCATAAGCGGATAACGGACACAAGTCTCCCTGACATACAAAAAGAAAAGATAACATATAATCCAAGAATCACCATGGGAAGTCTCAAAAATTCCGGAGGGCATAACGCCGTACATGATGAACCATAAATTACCATAAAGGTTCACCACTTTTATAGATATACTATCCAAAAGGTATTGCAGTATAGCTTTAAGAACACGCGCAGAGGATAAGGGGATATTCTTCCAATCATAATAAACACCAGCTTGTGATATATACAAACACAAGAGATAACGATTGATGCTCTTATCAAGACCAGAAAAATCGCCGTCAAACCATACGAATTCTTTACTAAAAGCTTTAAGATCTTCTGCAAAACGTTGAGCGCCTCCATGCCACCATACTTGACCTATACGTATCATATTACCCCTCTCAATAACTTGACGAAATTCACCCCATATAGATCCCATCATAACAGTGAAATAGTTAAGAATAAAAAAACCCCTAACTTTCCAGTTATCATCCATTTGAGCTTTGCGACCCTTATCAGTAGGGGATGTGGGGACTGTAACGTCTCGCTTGACGGCTACATAACCAGAGTCATAAGCGTAATCTATAACTTTCTTTATACCGTTATAAATCATCCCACAAGCATAACGAGCGTATCCGGCAACAAGAGAATGTTGCTCAACCTTCTTCCCGTTAGTAGAAATAACACGAACAGGATCACCTGTTATAACAACATCTGGTGGACCAGGAAGACGACCTGCTGAAGCTTCGCTAATAAGATTGTCTTTATCAAACATCTCAGAATCATATACAAATTTCTGGGTACCAAAGTATTTCTTAACACCCATATAATCGTACATATCATTAAGTGCACTTGCTTGAAGATGTTTTATACTTTTGGCTGCATCATTAAGATCTTTTGTAGGATTGTCAAATTTTTTTATCTGTTTGATGACCTTACCCTGCACTTCGGTATGTGAAAGCTGTGCGTACTGACCTTTATCGCAACCTGTAAAACATCTATTAAACCAAGAAAGACTAGAAAGAAGTTTACCTTGTAGTGATGGATTATCAGTATCATCCCAAGATAATCCGGACGTTTCGTACCAAACTCCTTTTTCATAGTAGCGATATTTCTTCCAAACGTTCTTCTCATACCAACAAAATGGTTTATTAATCTTATAATGAGTACTAAAATACTTAACATCCCATGTCTTATAAAGAAACAAAATACGATCTGGAACTCTCGGGAGAACTTCTTCAGACGGATATATAGCCGAATTCATAAACTTAGGAACGGGAGTACAATTTCTAAGATGCATCATGGATATTTTTAACTCAGTCAGCACTTGTTCAGGATCCCTGACCACTCTCATTAAATCTCCTTCCAAAATTTCATAGGAGGATGTGAGATATGACATGCATTTAATAATCAACTCTTCCTTGGTAAGGCGAATGTCGCGATCAAATCGAGGACACTCATAAGTGTGACCTTTAAGAATGTCCAACTTAATCTCAGCTATCATGTTGCAATCACACAGATCAGTGTCTGCGCATACTGTATAATGATCTATCTCATCAATTATGCGCCCGTCGATATGTTTCCATTTAAAATCCATTCTTTTGTATAGACAGGATCTTTTCAATAGTTTTCGAATCAAAGTGTAATGTTTTGGTATACGAGAAATAAA